AAAAAATTCTATATTCTGCGTTTTCTATAAATCTACCTAGAATAGCACCACTAAAAACAGTACTGTCTACTTCAGTATAACTTCTAATGTCTCCTTCTAATGCTTCTAGTGTATATCCTGCCATAATTAATCTCTATCATTAACGGGTCCAATTGTACATTGAAAACCGCCTCCTGTATCAGTGCTTGTAGCATTAGAAACCAATGGCACTGTTAATGAATTATATTGAGTTTCTGTTCCTGGAGGACTTACAGGTTTATAACTTGTTCCAACTGCTGTTGCTAAATAAGAACCAAATACTTTTGCTCCACTTGAATGTGATCCGGCTGTAGTACTAGGTGGTGTTAATCCTTTATAAGGTGCTGAACTACCTCTTGTACATCCTGTTAAATCATGAGTTGATTTTCCCGTATATTTTATAACTTCATTTTGATAAGTTCCAACAAGAAGTGGATTACTTGTATCACTTGAAGTCAATACTTTTCTAATCATAATATATCCAGATGTAGGAAATTCACTTGCATCAGTTAAAGTAATTGTAGTAGCTGAATCAGATATTGCTCCATTCAATGTAGTGGTTAATTCTAAAGTTGCTATTGCCACCCCTCCAACAGGTTGTTTAAGCTCTCTAAATGTTACATAAGTTGTTCCTTCATTAAAATCATTACTTGGAAATGAAACACTTAAACTTGTTGAAGCAGCTGTAGTTGTAAAAGGATTGTCTGGTAAAAGATCTTCTACTGCAAATTCTACTCTAGCTGGTTTAGCATGTTGTAAAGCCTGTGCATCTGCTCCATGTGGTCTTGGATCTATTTGTGGTTGTTTAGGTTCATATTCAGAATTATGTACCCATGCACCAGTCCATTCTTGAACCATTTCTCTATATGGAAATGCGGCTCCAGAACGATCTGAAATCATTAATGAATATCTACCTCTAGAAAATTTTCCCATTATTCTTTAAACCCTCTATGTTTTAACCATTTTTTAATATTTTTATCTGGCGCTGAAGAAACCGTAGAATAAGTATCTGGATCCATAATTTTACTTTCATCATCTATAGTAATTTTTTTACCTTCAACATCTTTTACGTTAACTTTTTTATCTTTTAATTTTAATCTTTTTTTTCTGCTTTTTTTAATTACATCTAATACTTGATCTTTTCTTCCAGCCGAAGTCTTAGCCATTATTTTTTTAACAACTCCCATTCCTGCAGTTAATAATGTCATTATATATTTGGATAATAAGTTTTCGGTGTAATATACGTACTCGCTGCTGATCCATCCTCCGCTAAAGCTCTTGCTAATTCATCTTCATATAATAATTTCATTTCTTGTGTTCTTTGTGGTGCAAATTTTTGTGATAAATAAAATGCTAAACCTGCTACCATACAAGGTATAAATCTATAAGGAGCATCTACTGCGTTTGTATAAGCTCCAACATCTTGAACTCTGGCTACATAATAAATGCTAATATAATTATCTGCTGCTGTAGAATTTGCAGTTGGGTAAATTGTAATTGAAGTACGGTCCACGAATCTTTGAACCCAGAATTGGCTTGGTGTACTTTTAGTTAATTTATTTGAAAGAGCCGCATATGTATCACGACTAATTTTAGTTAAAGGTAAATCTGTTTGAGTAGTAGTATTATAATTAGTTCTATAAGAAGCTGTCATAATATCAGCTATCCCATAGATACCATTTGATGGTGCTGTAGTGGAACTTGTGCCATCTGCACTATCTCTATAAAAGGTGTATTCAGTAGTGCCTTCTGATAAATCAATATTAGTCTGAGCTATTTCCCAGAAATGAATTCCTCTATTTCCCCATTCTTGAAATAAAATATTTAAAGATCTTCTTGCACTATGCATCTGATGCCCTGCAGAACCAACTAAGCCGATTCGCTCGTAAGCTTCAGAAATTATATCATCAATTGCAAGAGTCTTACCAAATGTATAAGAGCCTGATGTTGTATTTGCCATCTATATTCCTATCCATAGAATATAGTAACTTTAGCTACGCCACTTAAAGTTGCATATCCACTTGTTCTACATAAAAGTCCATCACCTGGAATTGGAATGTATTGAGCCACATTTTCTCCTGCATTAGCAGCAGCTCCTTTAGGTGTATCAAAAACAGCAATTGAAGTTCCTGATGAACCACCATCTTTAATAGTGATAGTTCCTGCAGTGGTATCCGCTACGTAATATATTCCTAAAATTCTACAAGGCCCTGCAAAAATTACAAAAGAAGCAGTTCCATTAGTGGCTTTTACGGTGCTTATATATGTTCCCATATTTTTCTCCTTAATCGTGAGCTCCCGAAGGAGCTCACATTATTTTAGTTAGCTATTAACTCCAAGCAGCTGCGCCTGTATCTGCAGTCATTGCTGTTGATAAGTCATAAGCAAAATTCCAAATGCCTTTTTCAAAACAAGTAAAATACAGATAACAACCATGAGTTAAACTATTTGTAGCTGCATTGGCAGGTGTGTACGTTAATACCGTTTCATCTGCTATTGATGTGTCTATAGTTTGAACTGCTCCAGTAGCTCTACTTTCCACTTTTGAACCAGTTCTGTAAACATCATCTCCTGCACATGTAAATGTAAGAATGTTTGTTCCACCAGTTGAATCATCTGATTGAGCGTGAACTACTACAGTTCCAACTGTTGCTGCTGGTAATGTTACCGCTTGAGCAGCAGCTCCTGTAAAGTTATTAACAGTGATCACATTAGCTGTGTAAGTTAATGTTCCCGCTGTTGCCACTGATGTAGCAGTTAAGCTAGTTAAATCAGGTTTCGTTCCTAGAAACCTTGATGTTATAACTCCTGTGCTAGCAGCTTTATTGATCTGTTGAAATCCTTTTTCGGATCTAACTGGACCGTTAAACGATGTGTTTGCCATAATATTCCTCCTAGAATATTTTAAATGTAGTCCCTAGGGAAGTCGACTATACGCGTCTACATTTAATATTTGTTATTAATTGTATAGTAGTTATTTTATATATTAGATTTTAATAGAGCGCAAGAGGGTGTGTAAGAAATATACGATTTCAGCGATGTGGCGTTTATTTAAGTAGCCACAGAAACTTGGGCGGCAGCACTTCTAATTGCATTTTCTCTATCTGCAATTTTAGATTCCTCGGCTTTGATCTCATTAATAACTTCTTTAATTTTGTTATCAATTCTAACCATATCCAGAGTATATTTACCACTTTGCTCATACTCTAGCTGCCATTTCAACTCCAAGGACCGTTTTTGTTTGTACAGCTCTTGTACCATCAACAACCTCCTCATAGGTTATTCTTCTTATCTGGGGATCCATCATTTCTCCAAGATACTCCCATTTTATACTCTTATCTCCCAGTTTGTCAACTATTGAATTTTCAATAGATTTGACATTATCCTCCGCTAACACTTCAAATTTAGCGTGATATTTATATGCATTGATATTTACTAGGAATTTCCTCATTTTCTCACCGTATTTTGAAAATGTGGCGGAACTGTGTTCCGCCACAAATTTAATTTAGATTCTACGTACCTTCAACGCCATAGATACCTCTAAAGTCAGATGCGCCAAAAACGTATCTTTCTCTAGCTTTGTATCTAACGTTACCAGTATCGAAATCACCTTCCATTGAAGTTGTCAATGGAGTTCTTTCAAAGTGTTTCATACCGTTTGGAACGTCCGTAATGATGTACCATGAATCAGAATCATTTAAGAAATGATTCACTCTGTATCCTTGAGGAATCATCCCCATAGATACGATTGCATTAACATCATTATCTGCTGTCTGTGTTCTACCTTGAGATTTTAATAATCTCTCAGCTTGATACTGATTAGCAGATGGAACTATCATCTTAATGCCTCTCGCAGCGATTTTTAAACCTCTTTCATCAGTCATTGCAGCAATGTCGATCAATGCTTGTTCTAATGAAGTTTCGTTTAAGTCAGCTTGAGTAGTTAAAGTGTTCGAACACGCACCATTGATTGTCGTATGGTTTGTTGAGAACAATGAAACAGTGTCACCAGTTTTATAAGTGGCTACCGAAGGTAGACCATTATTTAATGGGACAGCTGCTTTAACTTGTTTAGCATTTGACATAGATCTTGCTAGTGCTTTTGTGTATCTAGAAGCTAGTCTATCGTAGAGATTATCTTCGATAGCTTCTTCTGTGATAGCGAAAGCAAGCGCGATCGTTTCCATAGTGTAACGAGCAGTGTAAGTCTCTTGCGCTTCATCGTATGATACGCCTTGACCTTCTGCTTTTACATCAGCGTTAGCGAATCCAGATAACATTACTTCCTCTTCGAAAGCTCTGTCAGATGATTCGGTTACGTATATTTCGGCAGACTCATTGTCATACCGTTTGTACTCCAGCCCAAATAGTGCATTTAGGCCTGGTTCTAGTTCTTTAACTAGCTGTGCTCTTGATATTGCCATGTCTATATGCTCCTATTACGCGCTATCAACAAACTCATT